ACCCGTCTGGGTAGCAACACCCCGTTGGCCTGTGGTGGCGGTGCCGCCGTTGATGGTGCCGCCAGTCGGCGGGTAGACGTCGACCGTGACTGTACTGACGTTGTTGACGATGGTGATTTGCGCGCCTTGGCCCATACCGGCGGGGAGGATGAGGCTATCCCCGGTAGTGGCGCAGACGGCGACGGTGTTGAACCGACCAGAGGCGGTGTTGGCTTCGAGCGTGGGAGCAGCGCCGCCGGCCAGCGCGGTGATGGTGCCCTTGCAAAAGTCAGCGCCCGCGTAGGCCATTTGTTGAATTTTGGAACCTGCCATGATGTTTTCTCCTGGAAAAAGGAAAAGCAGGGGGCCGAAGCCCCCGGTGCTTAGTAGACGACGGCGATAGCCAGCGCTTCGGGTTTGACCACCTTCGTGCCATAGACCTGCAGGCCACGGACCAGATCACCGAAGTCGGTCGGGTTGCGCACGGTCTCGGTCTTGGTGAATTGCGAAGCGAAGGTAACAGCAGACTTGTGGCCGGCGATCAGGACGCGACGCTTGTTGGCGTTGGTCGTTGCAACCGTGGTGCTCTGGGTGCCATCACCGGAAATCCAGAGCGTACCGTTGGCGGCGACGCGCGGCAGGTTGTTCGAGACGTAGACCGTGAAGCGGTCGATCTCACCGATCTGGCCACTACGCTGAATGGACTTGCTGTAACCCATGAACTGCGCTTGCGCGAGGTTCGAGGACATCAAATCCTGGCGGGTCTGCGGGTCGATGACGAGGAAGCGATCCGACTCGGGCATGTTCTGCTCGTCCAGCACGCCGGACATCTTGGTCAGCAGGGCTAGCGAGGAGCCGCCCGTGATCTGGACCGGAGAGCCTTCAGTGCCGAGGTTGTACGCGGCGGAGTTCTTGCCGGCGGTAGCCCCCTTGTTGGCGGCAGCGCCGTTCAGGAACGTGTCGTAGAAGCAGTTCGAGTCAACAGCGACCTTCATCTGCATGCCGGCGTCGTTCGAGAACATGTCGAGCAGCTTCGGCTGCGATTGCATGGCGAGCAGGTCGTTGAGCTGGAACGCGAAGCTCTTGCCCTTGTCGATGGTCAGCTCGATGGTGCCCGGAGTCGGAGCTTGGTAGGTCAGGCCCGCGCCAACGACGTAGTTCGAGATCGCGATGTCCGGAATATTCTGGATCACAACCTTGTCGCCGATGTTGCTGATGTCGCCTTCCCAGTTGGTGTTGGAAATGGCAGCGAACGTCGATGCGGTATAGAACTTTGCCAATTACCGAAAAGTAGCCGCTTCATCTACTTTCCGTCTCCGACTGTCGCATAACCCTACGTGTTTCGTGCGCCTTGTACGCAGCCCGAGACAATTCCTCTGGCGAACGCTCTTGCTTCGGCAAATCACGGATGCGCTGAAATAGCGCGTCAACGTCTGGTTTCGGTTCATTCAGTCTGTGCGGGTGCGCTTTCAAGTGCTTCAATACAGCGTTAATGTTTCCTCCGTCGCGGAGGTGTCCCATTGCTGCGCACTTCAGGATGATCCTAATCTGGTCCTGCTTCACTACCATGTGCTCCACTATCTCGGCGAAAATCTCCTTGATCTTGGGCGCTTGTAACGAAATCGCCAACCGCTTGACGTGCCCGTCACACATATCGTGTATAGCACCACCAAAGGCTTTCTGGACGGTCTCTATTCCTTCCGTGTCGAAGTTCGACGCAGCTATGTGGAGAACCATTGCGGCCTGCCCGTATGGCTTGCGTAGGGCGGTAACGGAGACGCAACCGTCGCCGTCTATATACCCTGCAAGCCACTTGCGCGTTGGGTGCTTTGGCAGCGGAAGAGACCGCTGCTTACGCTGAATCTTCAGATACTCACGAACGCGGGGGATTTCTTTGCGCTCTATCTGACGACTCGCTACATCCAGACACACATCAGCATAATGCCGCTTGATGACCAGAAACTTACGAATCCTGTTGAGGATGGCCGTACATTGGCGGTTGCCGCTGTACGAGAGCCTGGTGTAGCTGACGCCTTTTATGAAGTCGTAGCTGATACACCCGCCCCAGTCCATATGAATTCGATGAAGTACCTCATCCTGTAGGGTTGCTTGACTGAAATTGATGCGTAGTTGCGGCGTCTTACAGTCTGCCACGAATACCACGCTAACACTTCCATCTGCGTCAAAGAACCCTGCTACGTATTTCTCACTTAGCGTTGCCATCCGGCTGCTCCTAAGTACTTACGCTTCCCTCGGGTTTTCAGTGCCTCGGCACCGCGTTCCCGTTATTTAGAACCAATTTATACTGAACACAAACCCAAGGGTTAATTCAGTTTGCTCGACCAGATGGTCGGGATGAAGGTGCCGGAGTAGGCCGGCGAGGTGTTGAACGGGGAGCCTACGGGGTAGACTGCACCAGCGGTGATGGTAGCCATGAGCTATTTCTCCTAAAGTTTCACGTTGTTCATGGCCCCTGACATCATCAGAATCGCACGCGGCCTTCGGCCAACGCCGTCTCAGCTTCCGCAATCAGCGCTTCATACTCTGCGCGCTCCATGCGTTGTCCGTTGCGGTGGTCGAGGGCGTCAGCGTATTCCTTGCCCGTCCAGATGCGCGAGGCACCTTCGGCTTGGGGCGTGGACGATCTGCTGCTGCTCGGGGCAACTTGACTATTGAGGTTCGGCTTCGCTCTGGTGGGGGCGGTTTTGCCAACACCGATGGAGTCCTTGAAAGCAGTAAGCTGCTCCACGACCACACCAGCGTCGAAACGGTTCAGCGCGTCGTTGGCAACTGCGCGACGGGTAAAGCGGGTTCCCGGAACATTGGTGTCCAGGAACGCATCCCATCGCGCGTCAACATTGACGGCATCGAAGTCCGGGTGCGCTGCGTTGACCGCGTCCCAGAACTTGTCCGTTTCAGACTTGACCGCCTGCTTCTCGGCACGGTCGGCTTTTGCCGCGACGTCACCGAACCGCTGGTCAAGTTTGGCTGAGAACGCTTCGGACAGAGTCTTGAACTCCTCCCGCGCGGCTCGGCGCACCATATCCACCAAATCATCACCATATGCCTCAATGTCGGCATCTGTAACGAGCTTCGTTTCGGGAGGAGTTAAGGGTTTGTTCGGTGCACTCGCCGCCAGGGCACGGTCCAACTGCTCGGTAAGCGTCCGGTTCTGTTAGATAAGCCTTGGCACCTCTGCCTTATACTTACCTTCCATCACGCGGAAGCGTTGCTCCAGTACCGCATACTCAGGCTGCGCTACTTGAGCGCCTTGCTCCGGGGGTTCTACCAACTGCAAGGTCGGCTGCGTGGCGGCGGACGTGGCTTCCGGGTTCCCCTCTTGGGGAGCGGCAGCGGCGTCCATCTCGGCCTGCAGTGCGTCTGCTTGGTCTAGTTGGGCTTGAATCTGCTTGGGCAATGCACTCACAAAAGTCTCCTTTTCGTGCCGAACGACGTTTAGCAAGCTATCTCTAGGGTTTGCACCACGTTACGGGCTACTACTCATTAAGCGGCTCTAGGCCGCACCAATTTTGGAGGCCAGCGCGGCGGACCGCTCCAGTTCCTCCAGCAAATCATTGAGCTGCTGAATGCGTCCCTGATACTGCCGGAACACGGACTCAGCAACTATCGTATCGTTAAGCGCGCGATACTTGTCGCGCAGCTCGGTCAAGTGTTTCTTGTACGGACTGAATTCCTCCAGCCCGTTCAGTTTCATCTGGCAGGCGATGAGCGATCTGTCAGCAGCCACGGCTTCCCTTCTTGACAGCGCCGCCGGTGGCCATTTTCTTCACCGGACCGCCGCACTTGAGGCCGACGGGAGCCGCCTTGGCGAATGGGTTGCCTTTCGGCGCGACGCCCTTGCCGGCGGGGGAAATACCCTTCACCTGCTTGGCGTCGAGGCGTTCTTCCTTGCGGGAACCCTCCTTCATGCCCTTGGGCTCACGGTCTGCTTTTGACTTCTCGAACGGTTTGAACGCCATAAATCCTCCTGATTACAAAATAAGGTACAGTTATACCTGACGGAAGTCAAGTTACTGCAGCAAACGCAGCTTGTACAGCGTCGTCTACGTGCGCAACAATTTGGTCATTTACGAAGATTTCGGCGCTCATGCGGGGGCCCCCATGTTGTCAGTGACCGGCTCCCCGGTCATGAGCTGCTGCTTGTTCTGCTGCGGGTCTTCCTGCGCGCGCTGTCGTCCGCCTTCTCCGGCCTGCGGCTGCTGTGGCGGGGCCATGCCCTGCTGCATCTGCATTTCGAGCTGCTTGAGCTGGAGTGCTTCGGCTGACGGCACGATGGCGTCGGCGTCCATGTCCAGCGTCTTGGCCTGTTCGTGGAGCAACGCGGCGATACCCTCCATGCCGACGATCTGCTGCACGACGGGAGAACTGAGCACCACCTGCAGGAACTCATTGCGCCGAACCTGCGCGGCGTCCTTGACCACGAGGCTGTTGGCCCCGCGAGCAACGATGTTGACGTCGCCCTTGAGGTCGGGGTCGTCCGCGTACTGCATGTTGTAGAAGTACAGGCGCTCAATCAGTGGCTTGGTGACGTAGGTGTCGATGTTGAATATCACCTGTTTGATTGTCTTGCCGGCGTTGCTCATCAGCATGGACATGCCGGAGGCCGTACGCCCTGCGCCGCCGATGCCCGCGTTGTCGCCTGTGATGTACCGTGGGATGCCGGTATCCTCGTCGGCGCGCATCGAGAACTTGTCGAAGATCGCCATCAGTTCGCCGGACATGCTCT